TCCCACCATGGCTCGGCAAGGAGCAAGCACGCAAGCGAGTCCTTACCACCCGAATAGAACAGAGTGGCGTCACCGAACTCCGTAAAAATCGCCTTCATCTTGTTCATTAGATAGCCACCGCCACACCTGCGCCGATTGTGCCGACAGCACCGAGAGTGCTGGCCATGCCTTGCGAGTTCTGGTTCTGCTGGTTCCAATAGTTGTTCGCGTTGTACTCGGACACATCCATCCCCAGCTTGCCGTAGTTGCCCCAAGCGTTCGCCATCTGCGAGTAGGAGTTCAGGCCAATGTTCGCGAACTGCTGGACGTTGCCGAGGTTCGACTGGTTGATGTTCGCAGCCGAGTTAATCGCATTATTCGCCGCCTGTGCACCTGTGTTCGAGGCGTTCTGAGACATTTGCCCCGTAAGGTTGAGCATGTTCTGCCCCAAGGCCGCAACTTGATATTTCTTCGTCCACCCGAGCTGCTGCGCCGCCGTGCGGGCTTGGTTCGCTGCTGCTGCACGTGCCGCTGCTTGATTAATGTTCAATGCGTTCTGCTGTGCGAGATACTGGCCGGATGTCGGGCTCAAGCCATACTGGGCCATGTTCTGTTGTAATGCACGACGCTGGGATAGGTAGTTCGCCTGTGTGTCCGCTACAGCTAGACCCGCTTGCCTCTGGGCCTCGGCGTTGGTGTTGTAGTTCTTCGCTTCCGTAATCAGAGCGTCTTCTACAGGCTGGTACTGCGTTCGGTATCGGTTCCATAACGAGTCAGTGATTTCGTTCGATCGCTTCGCTTGATCCGTGGCGTAGTTCTGCCAGAAATCATAGTTCTTCGTGAGCATCGCCTGATACTTTTCATTTTGCTGATTCGTATACTGGGTCTGCTCTTTGAGCCACGGATACGCCGTGTTCTCGTACCATTTCTGCTGCCGATCGTTGATGTCGGCCATACGGTTCATGGCGATACCGACTGCCGGGTCTACAGCAGGAGCACTGCTTCCACCTTTCTTACCCACTGATCCTCCTCCGGCCGCTTTGACCGACTTTCTTCCAAAAGCTCATTTAATCCATCGGCATTCGCTCTTCAGCATGCCATAGAGAATTAGATCGGTGCCGTCCTCCTCGCCTTCACGTAGGACTCCCTCACGCTTAAATCCGAGGTGCTCGTCAAACGCTTGGACTTCGGGACGATCAGCCCTGACCAATCCCGATACCCGGCGGCACTTCATATAATGAAACGGCCATTCGAAGCAAGCCCGAAGGAACTGCCTCGTCATCCACCGCTTCGTCCCATCCGAGGCAATGTTCATCATCACCCCGGCTCCTGTGTACTGCGTGTAAACACACACAGCTACGATTTTTCCGTCCTTCATCAGGGCGATGTTCCCTGTATCTTCAGGGAACTCCCCCGAGCCCTTGATTTTCTCACTCGCCCATTGGTTCGCATAAGGGAGGTTGTAAAGCAGGGCTGTCTCCATCAGAGCTTCCCGCGGAGCAGGTCCTCAATCCCGCACAGCACAGGCCCGTACAACGGGTCATACGGCTCACGCTTTACTGAGTAGCTGTACTCCCAAGGAGCCCGAGGCTCTTTCTCCATCTCTTCCCGAGCCTTACGCAGCTCGGTCTTACAGCGGTTGAGCTCACGCTTTACTTCGGAGAGCTCTGTTTCGTGGATTACCCGTGTGAGGATCTCCGCCGCCTTTTTATAGGACTTGTTACTGAAGTCCCCCGCTTGGCGAGCGTAGTACAAGCAGTCGAAAACTTCCTTCAACAAATCATTCCCATACGAACAAGCTAACTTATGCAAATCCTCTGTAATGATTTTCCCGTAGGGGGTTTCCGAGCAATGCTTTAGGTACCAACGCGCCTTTTTCAGATCTCTTAACTCCTGTCCCTTATAAGGGGCTCGGAGGATGTACTTCGCAGCGTTTCCAAGACAGAAGTCCAACTTCTCTGTCAACTCGATTACTTCGTGCTCGGCTTGGTTGTAGTAGGCCGGATGGTCCACTAACTTGTCTTCTTCTTGCATGTGTCATTTTCCCGTTGAAAGAAGGGTGGATTCCCACGTGTGATTATACATCATACCTATACAACTTGCTTATGCGCAGGCAAAATAATCCCCGGATGTTGCTCCGGGGTTTGCTTACTACAGTCGCTTCACAGATTCAATCGTCATGATTGCTTTCCACGCCTTCTCCAGCGTCCTCACGTCTTCACATGAGAGCCCGCCTTCTCGAGCATCGTCGCAAATCTCGTCGATCTTATCCAGAAGTCGATGGACCGTCTGGTCGGCCCGTGCATGCACAAGCTCTTTATTCTCCATTCTCGCCTCCATACTTTCGTGCTATCGCTACGAGGGAGTCGATATCCTGCGCGCTAAAGATAAGCCCGAAGGCCGAGAGCTTCCCCCCGGTTTGCTTCAGAGCCTCTTTTGCAGACAGTGCCGCTTTGTCTATATCGATCAGCCCAGCCGAATCCACAATTCCGAGAGCTGATGCCAACGAGCCTTTGCCGGTTGCATAGCGCTTCGCCATGTCTGCGATATACGGCGCGGCGAACCCGACGCCGAATTTCGCCAGATCAGTCGGCGCTCCGGCAACGACATTTGTCAGAATATACTCTTGAACAACTTCAGGAATCTTTCCTACGTGCAGGTTCATAACTCCCTCCGTTTAGACTAACCACCTGTGGTCGTTGTAGAGGCCGTCGGAGTAATGGTCACGCCTCCCCAGCCGGGGCAGCAAGCACTGTTCGGGACCACGACTTTCGTGATGCTCGACACGGTGTTCTGCAGGCAAGCAATGGCCGCGCTGTTCGTAGCAATGCCCTGATTGGCAGTCGCAGCAACGAGATCGATTTTCCCTGCCGTCTGCGCTTCGCGGACGCGCATATCAGCGATTGTACGAGCGATTTCCTCGAAGCGAGCGTTAGTTTTCGCGTCCGATTCGCGCGCAGCTTTATAGACCTCAATACCGGTCTTATCGGCGTATTTTTCCGCTTGAAGTTCTGCGATTTTTGAATTAAGCGTGTCGACGTAGGTGTTCGTGGCTCCACCGCCGAGGATGCCGCCTAATCCACCAAGACCACCGTTAAGCAGCGCGACAGAAAGACCTGCGATTCCGAGGCCCAAACCGGTACCCGCTACACCTTTTGATGCAAATTCAGCCATTAAATTTCCTCCTTAATTGACTGAGGAAACTCATAGGTTATCTGTGAGGTACGCTTGACCTAGACTACTGTAACTCAGGGGTTGAAATTTCTTCTTTCGACTCAATGCCCCGTTTCTCATAGGAGACCATCGTATTGCAACGATGACATTTTGTGACTACCCTGCCGATCATATCCTTCGAAATATCCATCACACGTTTACCGCATTTCGGACATCGAACTTCGATCATATCGGACTTCATGCCACACTCCTAAAATGAGTTAAAGGGGCGTGTGTAGAATGATTTCCGCACACATCTAATACTATACCATTCGTATACGATATGCAAGTAAAATCGACCTAAGCACTATATCGTTTTCTACTTAAGTAGAAACCCTAATACTAAACCTCCCACCCCAGTCTGCAAATGGCTAAACTTGCCCACTATCGATAATCAGGGGGACCTTCTATGAAAAAACTACTAATCATCAGTGCTTGTGCCATGCTTGCCGGATGTGCCTCGACAACCGACCCCGTCGACTTGGGCGGCGGACAGTATTCTGTCTCATCGAGTAATTTCTGGGCGTGGAGCGGCGCCGGTCAACAGTCCGATGCGCTTGAAGCGGCGAAGAAGTTCTGCGCCAAACAAGGCAAATCTGCTCGTGTCACGTCCATGAGCTCTACAGACGCTGTGGCGTATCGCAACGTGGCATCTGGTCAAGTTACGTTTGTCTGCGAAGATGGCTCTGATGAAGAGCCCGTGGAATTGTCTGGTGGCGTCTACGTATTGGCAGGAAGCTCCTCCGGATACCAAGGTATCAAAGCCCGTTATCAGTTACTCAAAGCTGCGAGCAAGTTCTGCGCCAAGAAGGGCTTAAAAGCCGAGCCTATCGGGAATACACGCGAGATCGGAAGCAACTACACCTCTATCACAGGCAAGGCAAACACTGGCAATACAGCGGAGAACGCCCTCCAAAACTCCTCCGCTGATTTGATGTTCCGTTGCGTAGCGGAGTAGGAGATGCCCTTTGCCAATAAGCCCCTTCCGAGGGGCTTAGGCCGTGTGCGTCAAGACTTCCTGTATCTTCGTCACCTTCTCTTTAATGTAATCAGAGTTCAACAGTAAATTAATGCGAAAACCAAAATTGTTTGGAGGCAGAGAAATTCCAGATGCTTGCGCCGGAATCACCAAACATCTGGCCTTCTTACATACCCTATCGAGCGTGTACCCAACATCATCGCAATTGCACGGATGCTGTAAGAAAACATAGTTTGTGTAGAAAATCGAATCGAAATACAGTTTCGATTCTGAATCAAGAACACTGCGCAAGGCTTTCAAATTGCTTTTAATGTGTTCTCTTCGTATGTCGATAATCGAATCGAAGTTTTTCGATAAAAAGAATTTAATGGCGCTAATGGTAGAGACTGTAAGCGACCCAGTGAAGAAATCACTGTCGCTAATAATCCGCTCTCTTATTGCATTCGAAGAGACAACAACCGAGAATTTAATTCCGTTTATTGCTATAGCCTTCAAAGGCGAATAAATGTAAATCGTGTTCTCGTTCGGCTTTAACGTCCTAATCAATTCGTGACCGTTCGGGGCGATGCATTCATCAAATATGCAGAGCTTTCCGCTTTTTATCACTTTTAGGACTTCATTCCGATTGTCCGAATGTAGCGCGATTCCTGAGCAATACAGCGGATTCGTGAACAACACACAATCGCAATCTGAAGAAAGAATCTCTCTAGCCGAAACCCTGAACTTGTCCAAAGAAGGCAAGGGCGCAAACCTGTATTCAAGTCCAAAAGATTGGCAAACCAACGGAACGCTAAAGTACGGCGTTCCAATGATTAGCAATCTCTTGCGTTTTGCGTAAATCTTCAAGAACCGAATGACGTTCAACAAGGCGAGCGAGCCGTTCGGGAATAGGCTAACGCCCACAGCTTCGCTGTTTATCAAATCCAGCCCTGACAGCTTCTTAGATAGCGCGCACTGTTCACTAACTTTGCACGAATAGTGATAGTCGTGACAGTCTAAGCCAAGCGGAATGTTCAGATGTTCGCGTATCTTCGCTTTGAATTCCGACCCCGCGTCCCACCAAGAAATGTTTTTGTTAAACGCAACGCCGTGCTCTAATCCGATTCGTTGAATGTCGTAGAAGTCAAACGGCTTTTTCATTAGAAAGAACCCGAAGGCGAGGAGTTGCTAAACGAGGCAGACATGGAACCGCAAGTGATAGTGCCTGAAAAGGATTGTGGAACACCGTATTGAGTCCCAATTCGATAATAAGCTGTCACGTACAAATCAAAGGTTCCTGTTGTGCTAATTGTCTTATTAAAATTTGCAGTGGTACTTGCAGGTGTGTAGCTCGGGTTCCTAGAAGTGCCCGTATTCTTCGCATATGTATGAGTGAAGCTCCCTGCGATAACGCAAGATTTTGATGTTGTAATCTGAATATATAATCTGGCTCGACAGTTATAGGAATCCCCGTTTGCTGCTCTATCTTGAACAGCAGTTACTTGATAGCTCACTCCTGCCTTATTCGTCCCTTTCCCGCACAACTTCGTCTTCACGTCCGCTGAATCGCTCGCTTGAAAACCTGTATTCGCGCTAACCTGAGAGCCTTGCGAGACGTTTAGATATTTTTGTCCGACATCCTGCCCATCCATCGCATAAATATTCAGTAGTTGATTTCCCGTTCCGGCTTCGAACAAATCGTCAAAGTCCGTTCCCGCAATGCTCTTCAAGTTAGTAGTCATTCATGCCTCCGATTACGACTGCGTTCCAGTATCTGTTCCTGTCTCAGTTGTAGATGTATCGGGTACTTCTGTCACTTCAATAACTTCAGCAGGTTCAACATACACCGTACCATCGTCATTGAACTGTTGGGGTTGCATCGTCTGCTGGTCAACCCACTGATTTGCCTGAACATTATTCGTCAATGTTGCGGTTCCGAGCGTGGTTACCGCCTGCGTCATTAACTGAATCAGCTGGTCATACGTCTTTGTAGTCGTAACGGTCGCATTCAAAGAAATTGTGTATTTGTAAGCCATTGTCATTTCTCCTTATGAAAGTTTGGTTTGGAGTTGCTTAATTTCGGATTTGAGTTGATTGACTTCATCGACCAGCACAGCGACGACCGCGTTGTAGTCAAGAGTCAAGAATCCTTTTTCATCTTTTGAAACCGCTTCGGGGAGAATCTTTTCGACTTCCTGAGCAATTAAACCGACGTGAAAGCCTTTATCAGCGTCAGAAGATTTTTTGAATTCGTAGCGGTAAGCGTTAAGCGAAGACAAATCTACGCTTGTCTTCGTAATATTCGTTTTCTTACGCTTGTCAGAAGTGGCTTTTAATATTGAAGCAGAAAAAGTTCCGTCCCAACTCAATGAGCCGCTAGGGCTGCCGGCAAGCGATTTATTCCCTGTGGTGGCATCCATAGCGCTTAAATAGAACGAACCGGCTGGGATTGCATTACCTGTGTAGTCTGTACTAGTTATAAAAAGCGACGCAGATTTTTTATCAGAGAATTGGCCTGTACTCCCAGGAATGAGCGAAATACATCCGTCATTATCGGCGCCATAGATAGAAAGAGATTTCTGCCCAGCGCTCCTTCTTAACTCATAAACATCTGCGTTGAGCCCTTTCGTCGGAGAAAGCTTCATACTCTTTGTGTTTGTTCCGTCACCTGCACGAAGATATATGCCAGGCGTATTGCCTGTCGTGTCTCCGTCTTTCTTTTCTCCGTACAACGCCAGAATGGTCTCTGCATCGCCACGCTTTGCCCAAATGTCCAATCCGTTGGGGCGTGACTGCGAAATTTCCGAACCCCATCCAAACTTGATACCTTCTTTATAAGTCTCAGTAGAATCGGAGACAGGGACAGTAGTACCATTGATTGTTATAGAGCCGTTAACCGTACCACCGCTTGTACTTAATTTCCCATCAAGAGCGGAGTTGATAACTTTGTTCTGCACAGCGTTTGTGCTTGTCGGACTGAGTGAGGAATCAATCGTCGGAACAGCGGGTTTGTCTGTTAAATCGTTATACGACCCAGACGTCGCCACAGCCTTTAATGAAGCCTTAGTTGCGTAGGCATCCAAACTCTGATGCTGCGTTAAGTACCCGGCATCATTCTCAAAGGCTGAGACTTTCGTCGGGACCGTCGGAATTTCCGTTTTCTTCGCATACTCAGCAAGCGATTGATGCTCCGTCAGATACCCCTTGTCATTCTCGAACGCACTCACCTTCGTCGGAACTGTGGGAATCGTGGGCTTATCTGACAAATCGTTGTAACTACCACTCGTAGCCACAGCCTTCAATGAAGCCTTCGTTGCATAGGCATCCAAACTCTGATGTGCAGTCAAGTAGCCTTTATCGTTCTCAAACGCACTAACTTTAGTAGGAATTGCGGGAATCGTGGGCTTACCCGACAAATCGTTGTAACTGCCTGATGTAGCGACGGTTGCCAAGGATGCCTTCGTTGCATAGGCGTCGAGGCTCTGGTGCGACGTAAGGTACCCCTTGTCATTCTCGAACGCACTCACCTTCGTCGGAATGGTCGGGATCGTAGGTGCCCCCGTTAGGTCGCTGTATGCACCGGAGATCGCTACCGCCGCCAAGGAGGGCTTATTCTTAATGTAGTCCTTCGCAGAGATGTCAATCTGTGACCAGTCGGCCTGCAACTGCCCTGCGGCTGCCTGCGTCGCGTAGTACTTCGCACCGTACAGCCCCTCTTCCACGGGGGCATCCGTCTGGACTGCCCATTTCTGAGCCAGCTCGGCAGAGGCTGACGCAGCGAGGGCGCTACTATTTGCACTTACTGCACTCGCAGAGGACTGAGCGGCACCTTCAGAAGCAACAGCCTTCGCGTCCTCGGCAGCTCGTTTCGCCTTATCAGCCTCATCAGAAGCGTCCTCTGCAAACTTCCTGTACGTCTGGGCCTGAGTAGCACTGTTCTCTGCTTCTGTAGCGAATCTACTAGCCGAGTCGCGTAAGTTCTGCGCCTGAGTAGCGCTCTCAGAGGCCGCTTCGGCACTACTCGCACTCGCTGTTGCCTTGCTTACTGCGATTGTCGCCTGATCTCCTGCCGCTGCGGCATGTAATTTCGCCTCCTCAGACGCTTGGGAGGCCTCCATCTGTGACTTATGCGCAGCCGTAGCCAAATCTGAAGCAGTCATCGCACTCCCGGCGGCAGCGGTCGCCGATGCACTTGCTTCACCAGCTTTGCTTGCCGCCGTAGTGGCACTACCGGCCGCATCTGTAGCCGAAGCACTGGCAGCGTTTGCCTTGGACGTAGCGATTGCAGCACTGCCTGCTGCTGCAGTTTCCGAGTCTCCTGCTGCATCGGCTTTAGCCGACGCTACACTTGCACTGTTTGCTGCTGCTGTCGCCGATGCGCTTGCCGCATCTTCGGAGGACTTCGCTGCCGAAGCACTTGCCGCAGCAGCACTCACGCTCTCATTAGCAGAGCTCAAGGACTCAGCTGCCTGTGCAGCTGCAGTAGAGGCCGCAATCTCGGACAGGCTCGCAGCAGCCGCTGAGGCCTCCGCGCGTCCTGCACTTGTAGCCGATGCGTCTGCCGAGGCTTTCGCAGCATTCTGCGCGCTCAGGGCTACGTCCTTAGAGTCAGAGGCTGCTTTTGCTGCTTCAATCGCTCGATCACGAGCAGCTGCCAACTCAGGTGTTACTACGCCATCTTTGCCCTTCGGACCTTGCAAGCCGGGAATGTGTACTATCTCAACACCGCCATATAGGGTGTCATTACCATTTACGGACATTGGCCGTCACCTCCTTGCTGAATACAACCACCCCCTGCGCGACTCGCCACTGCTTGCCTTCGTACATCACCAACAGGTCGTAGCACGCTTTTAAAAAGTCATACGCCGCGGTTACCGAGGCGGGGAAGTGAACTTCAACTTTTGATCCGTCTATTTTGAGTCGTCCGTTCTCCGTCGTCAGCTCGTCATAAGCGGCTTCCGCTCTCGGGTACGGCCGCAGATCCATTTTTGCCGTGTAACCAGTCAAATCGCACGGGTTATCCTCCGCGTCGTGTATATCAAGGATATACACTGTGTCGGACGCATCGTCAACAACCGGGTTGAAACCCACCGGTCGGAGATTGAAATTCACTACTTCTGCCATTACGCTATTCTCACCCAAATGTTAACCGCCAAAGCAGGCGGTTGCACCGTCGACGAACGCCCATAAATGCTATTGGAACGAGAGGCATCAAAACCGACAACAGGCCCTGTAGTGCCACCACCTGACCGGCAGCGCTCATTACCGACTACAGATGATCGATAGAGCGCTCCCGAAGCGTAAAACGATGTGTCCTTAGCCATCATTGACCAATACGCCGTACCCGTGATGTTCGGCAACCCCGGTTCAATTTCCGAGCCAGCCGGATGAGCAGCATCAGCTCCCCAAAGGCACCGTCCTTGCCCCTTCTTTTTCCACGTACCGCCGAAGATGTTTCCCGGGTTCTGCGATCCCTCAGTAATCCAGTAGCTACCGACAGGGAAAATCCCGTCACGAGACTTCGTTACAGCCTGCGCTACGGCTTCTTTTACCGCATCCGGGATAAGCGTCTGCTTCACCCGTAAAACCGCCGCCTGAACGGCTTGCTCAGCCATCTGTTCAATCGTTGCTTGTGCCATTAACTAGCCTTTGTAATTCGAAAATATACAACCTTGCCAATATCCTCACCAGTGTTAGCCTTGATGCCCAAAGTCTGGTCGCCGGCTCCGCGGACAAAAATTTTGTCAAGGTCTTTCCCCTGCCTAGTGCGACTACCCGTTGCCATTAGCCTGTCCTTTAAGGCAATCAACTTCTCTACGAAGTCTCGCCACTTCTTCAACCAAAACCGCCACCACCGCGTTATAGTCAAGCAAAAGGTGCCCATTCGCATCCTCTGTCACTGCTTCAGGGAGAACGGCTTGAACGTCTTGCGCCAGCAAGCCAACGTGCATGCCTTTCTTTCCCTTAAATTTATACTTGTACGCCTTCAGCCCACTCAGGTCTACTCGCTGTTTATGCGAGATTCTCGTTTTAAGTCTCCGGTCAGACGTCGCTTCGAGTGTCAGGGCCTTAAATGCTCCGCCCCAAGAGAGTACTCCGGCAGCCGTGCCACGGAGATCTGTTATACCCGACAAGTTCGCCGCTCGCAGGAGGAAATCCCCATTTGCTGCTGCTACGCCATTCGCATACAACGCGAGCCCCGGATTCTTGTCCGCTGACCCGGCAAACAGGTCCAACCCGGAGGGAGAGGACTTCCCGATGTAAGCACCCCAGTCGAACTTCAGAGAGCCTGTCATCGTGTCCCCTGCGCGGCTGACCTTCGTGTCAGCCAATGTTTTAACCTGTGCCAACGCCTCCTCTACCTGACCAGAGAGCGCGTCAAATCCCTTATCGAACTCGCCTCGCTGAATCCCGACATCAGCCATCACCCCTTCGCTCGTCTCTTTCTGCAGCTTATACGCACCACTTGCATTCAGACGGGCGATAATCTCGTTCACCTTCCCAATCAGAGCCATACCACTTGTCTTCTGCGGGAGGCCATAAAGCTCCGGAGTCCCGACACGTGCCCCCGTGAGCATCTCAATAGACTGCTTCACGGGTTCTAGCGCCTTCGCCAGCTCGGGCTTCAACCCAACTGTTGCGATCGTAGGCTTACGCGGTGTATATGAAGATCCCATTCACACCCTTACGTCGGAGACGACAGCTCGCGCATCGTCGTTGCCAAAATCACAGAACGAACATTCATGTTCCCGATCACACGGAACTGCCAGAAGTCGCCCTTCTTCGCCGGTAGGCGAACACTGCGAGAGTCGGTCAGACTCTCGCTAAACAATAACTCACCTTCATTATACCCGATGACGTTGACGAATACACTCTCCGGCTTCGTCGGAAGCAGACGCATAACTGACCCATTCACGGCCTGCGAAACCGCCACCTGCACAGCATCAGATCCCATTTCGTCCGTGTAGGTGAACACATCCACCTCACCCCAATTCAACGGGCGCTCGTTCAAGCATCCGCCAGAGGATCGACCGAGAAGTCCTGCCAGCGCACGCTTATTGTGCTCAAGGACCATCTTTCGGGTGCGACCCCACTGGTTTACACGGTCAATAGCCGCATAGTCAGCATCTACGCGTAGAGCTGAGTAATTCGTCCAATACTGGTTATAGAACCGCTTGCTCGTCCATTCATACACACCGGCGTTAATCGGGTCAGCATCCATCTCGTACACGGCGTTGTCCTTCTCATTCACACAGAAGAGACGGCCGGTCAGACGCTCCACGTGCATTGCGCGCGTGTTGTAGTCGTATCCCACCAACTCAGGCTTGTCACTACGGGAGAAAATTAATAACCCCACGCCGATGCTTGAAGAGTACGAGCACATGTAGAGGTTATCGTACATCGCCGCAACGAACGAACGAGGCTCATAGACCTTCCATTCATCCTTCGTGATGATTGGTCGAGTAAACACATCCATCTGCCCGCCGGCCATCGCCACCAAGCCGTAAGGCGAGGCATACACGACACCATACTGGTCGTAGGCAATCGAGCGCTTGCTCATACAAGGCTGGAACATCGGCTGCTTCTCCTGCGTCATCGAAGCAGGATGCGTGCCGGAGATTGTGTACGGATGGCGCTGTGTACAGACCACGAGTGTGTTCCCATACACACCGAGCCCGACAATCGGGGCATCCACCGTCAGCATATACGTCGTCGGCCATGCGTGCGGAAGGAACGGCTCGGAGAAGTACACCTCGTTGTTGCGAAATGCAGCTAAGAAGCCGTTAGGCATGCTCACAAGCCCCGACATACCGTCAGGAGGCTCGTTGTAATACATACTGTCAAGCTCTTTCGAGAGCGAAGCCATCTCACGAGTATCCGTGTATGTGTAATTCGCCCACTGCGCACCCTCGGTTGAGGTACCCGTTGCATCAAGCTGATGCGTCGTCGAGTTGAGCGGGAGCTCGTCCACCTCCAAATACGTTGCCGTAGACGAGCCCGTCACGACACGATAAAGGCGGATTTTCGTGATATTCAGATGGTCCGTCGGGACCGCAGGTGAGATTGCGTTGCCACTCGCATCCTTATTGAATACGACGTTCACACTGAACTTGTCGTAGGTGGCCTCAATTGCTTCGCTGGCCTGAGAGGGAGCCGACTCCTCTTCGAGACCGTCGAACTCAGACACGTATGTATACACATACGATACAGTCTGAATATTCTCGGCCTCCTCAGAGGTCAGATTCGCTGTGCCCGAGGGAGCAACGGCAGGAGCCGGAGTGCCCATGTAATACCACTTGCGCGGGTAGGCACCCGAAGTGCCGTCAACAGCCATGTTGTAGGTCGTCTTCTTGCACTTCCCTTCTTCCGTGTAATAGATACGATTGCCCGTCTTATCAGCCAAAGGAGAGTAGCAAACATCCACGTCAGTCTGGAACTCAAGCCAGATTGAGTGCTCCTCGCCACGGAGACGGAAGATACTCCGAACGCCGGGTTTCTGACAGTCATACACCTTCACTGGGAGTTGCCAAGGGCGAATTTCACCGCTGCTCAGCTTCACGTTGTTTGCCTTCACAGCGTTCTGCGGAGGCAACCCTGTGTCACTGTAGCGAGGCAAAATGCCGCTGAAACTTGTTAGCTCTACTCTGCTCATTTACTCAGCTCTGCTAAAGCGTCATGCCGTGTTACGGCTTCTCCAAGTACTTCGCTACATCCTCTAACCACTGCTGCACCTCGAACAAGAAGGGCTCTGCACTGTCCTTCAGAGGTGTCAGGAGCTGCTCCGGCGGCTTGCTCGGCTCGCTTACGACGGGCATCGGCGAGCTGCACGCGGTGAGTAAGATCAGCAATGCGCTTATCATTAGTAGACCGCCAACGATTAAGCTCCAATTGCTTGTTAACCACTTGAGTAAGGGCTTCATTTCTTTCCTTTTGCAGCTCCGCTTGTCTCACGTAAGCCTGCTTGTCAATCTCGGCGATTTTCGCGTCGTAATGTACATGCGCTGCGTAACCGCCGAGGAAAAAACCGGCCATCGCACAAGCAAGCGGTAGGTTTCCCTTAACCGCCTTAACGAGCAATGACAATAGATTCCAGAGCATCGTCATATCTATCTGCTCCGGTTGTCCCAACGCGCCCGATATCCTCGAGCATCCACGTGCACGAAGGTGTCATACATCCCGACACCCCCATTAGCGTTCACCTTATTGCAGATGTCCCGCAGCACCCGAAGGTCGTCTGCGTGTGCAACCAACGGACGAATATCTGCTGCGAGACCCTGCGTGTGGTAAGAGTTCGGAACTCCTCCTACCTCTTTGTTATGCTCCGGGGATCGATACGCACTGTTTACGACCAAGGGCTTCCCATAAGCTGCTCGAAGATCGTTCAGTAAATCCAACAAAGCCTTCTGCACGTTCATCGGCCCATAGGGTGACGGCTTCCTATCCTTGCTCGCAAGCTCCCAATCCTCAAAGTATCCGTATCTCATCTATCCCCATAACCCCCGTTGCCGTAGTTGTGCGAAAACCACTTCCGTAGCGCGTTCGCCCATAAGCCCGGCAAGCCCGGCAAGAGCCCCGCACGCCTCGAAAGACAGTCCACCATACCCGTGCCCAAGCAGGCAGATCAGGTATCCCAATAACGCGCTCGTGAGAGCAGCGCAAAGGAAATCGCCAAGTCTGAAGTTCTTCCCTTTATTTACCTCCCCCCAGTACGTTAAAACTCCTCCTAAGAGGCCCAAAACTGTCGCCCAGACATACGGATCACGACGGAACATTTACTTCCCCTTTGCCTTTTTTGCTGTCGGTTTAGGCTGAAGTTGTTTCTTAATTTCCTCATTCTCGGCCTGTAATTGCTGCACAGCCTTAACAAGGACCGGAATGAGCTGCTCCATCCAAAGGGTACATCCGCCACCGGAACCGACTTCTACTGCTTGAGGTAGGGTTTCCCCTAACCCGTCAGCAATGATTCCGACGCGCCGCAACCCGTTTTCCATTTGATAGGAAACCACCTTCGCAGGAGCCAATAGTGCCAAGGCATCCACTTCCTCCTGATTAGGCATCGAATGTGCGCTCGAATTGATCAGCATACATACTCCTTATTCACTTTTATCGGTTGTAGTTTCTTTCTTTGCTGCGTCCACCTCCGCCTTGTACTTCGCGTAGGTGGCATCAATGCTGTCCTGCAAAGCGTCGAAAACTGTCTTCTCCAACTTGACCTTGCGAAGCACAGCAATCTGCGCACTTAAATCTGACTTATCGTTTTCGTTCAGCGCACTTTTCTCTGCGTACTCCTTACGGCTGATCTTGTCTTCCAAAAGCTCTGCTGTGACACGCAGAGAGATCTCCGTACCGACCGGCCACGTGCGAGCAATCGTCCCGCACTGACCCCGAGTAACTGTCAACGTGCTCTGCAAACGAGATGTAACAAGGACAATCTCGAGATTTCCGTCGGCGTCTTCAAGGGTCGCGTAGAAAGCCGAAGAACCGGTCTCGATAAAGGGAAACTTATCGCCCTGATCACCGGAGAGGATCAGCGTCTTGTCTGTCGAGGCCAAAGCCGAAGCAAGCGACCCGAAGGCGTTATTTGCACAAAGAATTTTTACCGTATCAGACATTAGTAGAGGATCCTGTTATAACGGAGTCTGCCCGCTGTCCGCGTGAAATCCCTGAACGACTCAGATTTAAGAATCGAAAGCTCTCTTGCATACTTCCCTTCATACATCGTCGCCAGCTCCAAATTCGAGAAGGGCTGACCGGTAATCCGATGTGCTCGGGCAAGCACACCGTAAGTCACGAGGTCTAAATATGAGGAAAGGAAAAACTCCGGCACAACCGCAGTAGCCCCTACAATCGCGGCTGTCACGTCTACACGCATGGGATACTCTTTGTCCGGAGTTGGTAAGAGGGTTAACTCTCCGTGCTGACGGAAAGTGTAGTACTTGGGCGTAGCCTCACCGCCACGCCAATCGAAAGGTAATCGCCCGGTAACCACGTTGTAGGTCACGGGCTCAAGCTGCCACTGGTCACAGTAGCAGTAACGCACGATGTCCGCATCCAAGCCTTCCGGCATGTGAAGTTCGTATCCGGCCTGGCCTTTGCGCGTTTTGAACTCGACGGTCGTCGTCAGACAACCGGAGTCGCGGCAGGCAGAGGCAATCGTCTTGATGACCTCCTGCTGGATCACGAAGTCCGGGCACTTGTCCAATAAAGGGGCAATGTGCGGAACAAAGGCTTTAACAGGAACTACTTTCATTCAGTTCCCCCATTCGCACTCACCGCAGCGTTCGGGATGCGGTTAGACGAAGCCACCACCTTCATCAAGGCAGCGTTCGGTGTCGTATTCTGCCGAACAGAGAGCGCCGTCATCAGCTCCTGCTGATACGCCTCGAAGAACGCCGTAGCATTCGAAATCCCGGGCGAGTACTCGCTCTCCTTGCAGTACGCACGATACACAATGTAGTTTACCAAAGCAGGAATATACGAATCGTCGACGACGACTTCGTCATTCTCGCTCGTGAAATGCGCCGGAATCGCCATGTAGACCATCTCCACTGCGCCGGTCCCATCATTGGGAGGAAACACTGCGAACTCTGTCGGCTCGCGCGTGTCGTAAATGTAATTCTCCACGAGAGGCTGCTCGGGCATCCGCCGCCACATAGGGCAGAAGGAGTCGAGCAGGTCCCGTGTCGTAACCTTGACAACGGAGACCGGCCTATCGCCGGCCACGTTGCATCGAACAGTAACAAGAGCCCAGCCGTCTTCCGGAAGGGATTGGGTCGTGCCCTTGCTGAGCGGGAGGGTGACCGTGCGGTTGTACACCCCGGGATTGCGAGCAACGCTGATTTGCGCCTCGCTCGCCCAGTTCAGCATCTCCGACCTCGTCCACCGCTTGTAGTTTTCATCATGAATGATGATTGCGGCGCGAGTCATGATATCCAACGCTGTAGTCATCCTACCTCTCAATAGCCCACAAGGGCTTAACGGCGGGTGTTACCCCGCCTAGCACTAGCCGGCAACAACAGCGACGGAGAGAGCTTCGCCCTGTGTAATACCGGCACCCCAGACGTTCAGACCACGAACCAGCTGACCGAAGTCGGACGGGTTCTGGAGGTTCTCGACCTTCGTAATCTGAGACGCGAAGGAGATACCGGCCTTCGTGCCAGCCAAGAGTAAGTGGCGTTTGGCAGAAGCCGTTTCACCCGAGCCGACCGTCTCGGCAGCGCCGAGCCATGTCTTCCCTGCGGCAGCGCGCGGCAAGTGGTTGCAAACATAAATCGAGAATCGATCGATTTTGCCGATCATGCCGTTGCGGAGCGGAGAGGTGCTGTCGCCCGTGAGATAAGCCTGAGCGATGTTGGATTCCAACAGCATCTGGCGCTCCAGCGGGGAGATGACGAGGAAGCGTCCCTCTTCAGGGATGTTGGCTTCATCGAGCACCGAGCTCAGCTTCGTGATGAGCGAGACGATGTTCGTCTTGTCAATCGAAAGCGGAGCGGAGTCCGTGCCGAGGTTGAACGAGGCACTTTCAGCACCGGCCGTAGCGCCGACGTTGAGGTGCGAGATCTTGGAAATCGTCTTAGCAGCGTCGGTGTCAACCTTTAACTTGCCGGTTGTGGCATCGAAAAGAACCTTTTCCAAGCCACGATGGTCAACATACTTGGCCATCTGATAAGACGCTTCGCGTGTGAACATGTTCATGAGGTTGGGCTTAGCCTGATGCTCCATGACATCATTGACATTCAGACCGAAGTAGTTGCCTTCATCGATCTTCAGGTCAATTGTCTTCGGCGACATAACGTCGTACTGAAGATTCTGACCGACCTTGTATTCACGAACTTCCACATCGGGAATAGTGTTGATGATGACGGTATCACCGATACCGCTGATTTCGCCCTGCCAGTCGGTGTTGGCAATGCCGGGGAAGAGAGCCGTTTCGTAGAACTTCTTCGCCAGTTTGCCCGACCAGAGGGTCGGAATAAATGTACCGCTGTACGGCGTGGTAGGCGCCGCAACGGAATTGTTGACCGCCCACTGCTGAGCGTTGACGGGCATTACTACACCCGGAGTAATCGTAGCCATTAGGCCTCCTTAGTGGACGCCCCTTGTCACAACTCCGGGTGCTTGCCAGTTGTTATTTCAGTCTTAGTAACAACTTATTAGCAACTTAGTTGTTAATAAGGCGGTAGCTGCCCGTGGTTTTGGACCAGTGCGTCGTTGAGTTCTTTTTCCAACTGCTGGTACTGCTCGGTTGTGAACTCGCCACGCTGTGCTCTGGCATAGAAGTCAGCCACCTTGGCCTGGGTCCAAACTTGCGGTACCGTACCTGCCGGAGCCGCGCTTCTGCGCGTGTAGTCCGGCTGAACTTGGCGGGCCAATCCGTTACTCTGCTGCTTCTCACGCAGGTAGTCCTTGAAGATCTCCACTGCCTGATGAGCATCATTCGCACTTACAGCGCCGTTTAACGCAACCTGTCTGGGAACCCCGTATCCCGGGATCGGCTGTTTCAGCCACGCTAAGAACTCCGGATCTTCGTTCTGCTCTCTCCAATTGGGGATTGCTTCATCGAACACCCGTGTGAACTCGCGCTCAGCACTTGCGTCGGCATATCGCTTCGCTGCGTTCACCTGAGCCTTCATATCTTCCAGCTCGGCACGCATACGGGCGGTTTCGGCACTTAACGGTCCTACAGTCTTCTTCGCAACGCGACCGACGTAGTTCGTCATGTCCTCGCCGTAAATGTCAACGTCATTGTCCGTCACTCCCTCACTGTCGGACTTCGCAGCGGCTTCACGAAGTTGCTGGTTCTCCTCGCTTAACGCTTGGAGACGAGCCTCCATGTCTTTCACCGTCTGGTTCAACCGCGGCACTTCGGCATCGTACTTCCCACGAAGGGAGTTGTAGCGATCCTGAAGCTTGCGGGCTTCGTCCACTTCAGTTTGGGGCTTCACTGCGTTTTGCACCGGCTCTTGCGCAGGGGAGGTGTCTTGGGGAGGCGTCTGGGCCAATTGGTCCTGAATCGCGTCCGCCGAGGCCGCTGCAGCTTCGATCTGTGCTGGCAATGTCATATGTTTTCTCCTTAGCTCCGACTTTACGGTCAGCTATTGTCAACGCTGTTAATAAACCATTCAAATGCGCTTATCTGGCCCTGCACGAACCGTATCATATTGATATCGTTCGATTTCTTAAGGGTGTCATACAAGCGCTCCAAACGCATGTTAATCAGCCTTGAAAGCGGCTCGAAATCGTCTGCCTTTAACTGTCTGAAGCAACGTTGCGCTCGTTCCTCCAGTACTCGTTGCTCGACTCCGCATACCACTTTGGGGCTCATTATATCATACTCCTATATCAGATGTATACTACTTTACCAAATAAACCCGACTATCTTTGCAGCTGCGGGGCTGCGCTCGCCACGGCTTGAGGAGATCCATCCATCAGCCGTCTCTGGTCTTGCGCCTTATTCGGGGATGCCTTGTCCCCACCTGCACCGGGTTGCCCCTGTGCCTGCTGCTGCATGGCCATCTGTTGCTGCATAGCCGCCATCTGTTGTAACTGCTCCGCTGCGGCCTTCGCCTTGAGAATCGGCGTAGCCGGGATAATCTTGTCCGTTGCAAAGCCCATAGGCTTGAGGACCTCTCTGAGCATGTAAGCCAAGCCTTCCTGCCCGATCAGCTGAACAAACAGCGGGTTACTCGCCACAATGTTGAGCACCTCAGCCTGCCGTTGCTGCTGGGCCTGCTTGAGCATCATCGCTTCGGCACCCTCGGCAACGATGTTCACATCACCTTTAAGCTCAGGATCATCAAGATACTGCATATTGTAAAAATACAGCCGTTCGATAGCATTCTTCATCACCCTATCTACTGAGGCAACAACGTTCTTAATCGCCTTGCCTGCGTTGCTCATGAGCATGTTCATACCGGAAGCTGTCGACCCTGCCCCTCCGACACGCGCATCGCCCGTCATGTAACGAGGAATGCTTGTATATTCGTCTGTCAGGACAGCGAACTTCTCGTAGATTTGCATCAGTTCTCCGGCGATCGACTGCGGCTGGAAGAAGCTCACAGGCGGTGTCGTACCGCCCATAGCGTTATCCTCGAACTGCCAGATCTTCCACGGTACCATCTCCGTTAAATCCGAACCTGCGGGGATTCGTGTCGTATCAACCGCAACCTGCGGGCCGGAAGCAAGGCTCATGTTGTTCACAAGAGCCCGTGCTGCAGCGTTACAAATCGCCTGCGTGTCACGGCAAAGGTCGGGAATGCTCCGTCCCCAGAACCGCCCCGGAATGTTCTCCCATGACGTTTTGTAGTACGGACGACGACCAAGGGGGTCAGGATTCACAGTAGCCTTAATCACCCAACGATCAATCATCCATGCTTCAATCTGGTACTCAGCATTGAGGTCTGTCACTTCGTCTTCAGACATCCCCCAGTCGACCAAATACCGCCCCTGCACCGATCCCCAGTACTGAATCGCATCGATTAGACCGGAAGGGTTATCTAGAGCCGTCTGCGCCTTCCCTTCAAGCGGGACACGGTCGGCATCGACTGTCAGCCAATTAAACAGTCCCCCTTTGCCATACTCCTCTAGCACAGCATTGATCGCATCCGAGGAGTACCCCTCTACATCACGCAAATCTGCCAACTCAGCTCGAGACAAGCGATGGCGCTCAATCAGGTATCCGTCGTCCACTGTCGTGGCATCAGGGGCCGGATAGAGCATCAGAGGATCAACACGCTCCCATTCGAGTTTGAACACGTCCTCAATATCGACCTTCGTTGAGGAGTCAGGGAGGATCTTCCACTTCAACTGCGGGCGAACACGGACCACCGGGCCCTTGATGATTGCCGCAGGGAAGGTCACCAGATCATCAATAAACTCATCGAGGGCAGTTTCAAACCCACCCTCGAACATCTGGTCTTTCATTTTCTGCGTCATCCGCTCAGCACGCTCGTTGGCCACCGTCTGGATCTCAGCATACGCACGATCCCGCACTGCCAGCATGAACTGCTTCACGTCAGCATCCGACGGGAAAATCCCCATCATCATGGACTGCTCGATGACCTGCTGGGCGTACTGCATAATCGCCCCTTTCGACATGTCATCGATGTCGCTCACAGGCGTCGGCTTGCAGCTCCACGGCATACCTCCTAGAGCCTCGCGTAACCACGCGGCTGCAGCACGGCACTTGTTGCTGGTCAACAGCATGTAGACGGCTGTCGATCCCTGACGCTGGAGCTCAGCGAGCATGGCGGGGTTGTACTCCCCGTTCCGCTGCCTCAACGACTCGATCATTTCCGGCTCCACGGACTGCTCTTTCGCCGTGCGGGCCTCGGTCCAACACTTCCGGATATACCCCGCTAACCCGGTAATCACAGGGCGGTTGTTCTCGGCCTCAGCGGCGGCTTTCGCCTCAGCTGCGACCTGCTCCGCACTCTTGACCTCCATAATCCCGCCGACTGTCATCACACCCTGCTGCGGGTTCCCCCGCATAATCGGAATGACTGTCGCCTGATCTCCGACTTCAGCCCCTGTAAGAGGCTGCCCTCCCGGCCCGAGCTGCTGGGGCTGGCCTAACCCGAACGTATCGGGCTGCTGCACGGGCTGCTGCATCGGTTGCTGCATCGGTTGCTGCACCGCCGCCTGCTCAGGCGCCTGCCCTTCAGGTTGGGGGTCGGTTATCCGTCTAGGAAGTGCCGTTTCGTTCATTAACGTCCTTTGCCGTCACACGGTCGGCATGCAATAAAAATTCATCCATTGCAGAGGGGGTCATCCCGCCCGTCTGCCGAGCAATCTCTCTGCCGTTCTCACCGCACTCGTAGGTTGCCACAGCAATCACCGTCGGAACCTGCTTGAGCTGCCACATGTCGATGAGCCCCTCAGACTCCTTCGTCGGATCAATCTCCACCACCTCGATCCCCTTTGCAGAGCAGGCATCAAGCACAACCGGCTTCGTCATGCGGCAGTTGGCACAGAAATCAGTTGTAAACAATAGCACTCGGTATCCCATGCTGTCTCCTATACGTACACCCACTTCACTCGTTGCACCGGTCTCGGGGCGGAGAGCCTGTGCTTGAACACTCCGGACGTATCTGAATACAGACACGCATACTGCAGAGCGTCTGCCACATCACTGAACGGGTGTGTCTTGGAGGGCTTCTCCTCGGTGTCCCCGTCCTTTTTCGCCTTGTACTGGTACTTCGTCTGCAAGGCATCAATCAGTGTCGTGCAACCGGGGTCCACGACCAACCCCGGCTCGCCATCAATCATTCGCGTCAGGAACGCATCTACGGCCGTCAGACGGGCCGCAATGACGTTCGTAGGTGCCGTAACGGTCCTCATCCCCAAGGACCGCGCCACATCGAGCCACGTCCTCTCATCGGACTGACTTCTGGTGTTCGCAGCCGGGTCCACGCAGATCAGGGCGTCGATCCCGCCGAACTTCTCTGCCAACGTCCGCTTCACGCGGTCTCGCACGAACGTCAGAGCACCCATGCCCGTCGCGTAGTCCTCATGCAGCACAAGCAGCCGCCCCTTGTAGTCGATCTGTGTGTAGATCGCTGCAGGGTGAAGGGCCGCGTCGCAACCAATGACAATCGGAGCCCCGCGAACCGGTCGCAGGTGCTCTTTTGCTACGTGCACGTCCTTGTTGAAGTTCTTAAAAACGGGCTGGCCTTCAAGAGAGGCTCCTAATTGCCCGTCTACGTAGACTTTGCACCACTCTTCGTCATGAGATTCTACTAGATTTTGGTAATAATTATCGGGTAAATACTGGTCCCAATCGCACTCAGGACTCCGTCCCGACGGCTGAAAGAACACAGCCGCGTTCGTCGGTGGGTTCTCTAAAAAGTCTCCCCACCAAGTCCCCCGATCCGGTGGGTTCGAGGAGGCGAACACCATGAAATTCGGCTTCCCGTCGTCTGTCACACAGCCACCGATCGGCGCCCCTTTCTCGTTCTTCCCCCACTCCGGCCTCGGAGGCACCAGCGTTTTGTTCGGATAGCGCCCGACACGACCTTGCAACGCCTTAAACACTTCAGGTGAAATCTGGCGAATTTCATCAATAAATGCAAAACTCAACTGCAAGGACAGCAGTTTCTTCACGTCATCATCAGAGTCCAACCCGCGAAACAGGCAATCACACTCTGTTTTCGTCCCGTCGGGGTTGTCAAACTTCAATATGAACTCGTTCTTCGAACGAATGAAGTCCCCGGCCACGCCATCCACGTACTTCTCCAAGAAGTCCTTCTGAGTCGTATCAGACAACTCACGAGACGTGTTACGAACGATACAACACCGGCTCCGCCTCACCCCGTCAGGACATGCAGCCATCTTACTCGCTTGTACTGCGATTTTCATAATAGATGCAGTTGTCTTGCCAGAGCCATACGGTCCTATCTGTATCGTGATAAATTTATCACTAGTCAGATAAGGTACTAACGAGGGCGGCGGAGTGTAATCAAGGTTCATTACTTCCTTATTTGCTCAACATAGTACAACGCAAGCACACACAGGAGCACGATCGCCGCAGCGACCCGCGCCCGTCCTCCGATGAGCATCAGCGCCCATGCGAGGGGTATCCCGACCGCTATAGCCTTCATACAGCCCTCCGCACAGCCCGAAGCCGCTCGTACAAAGCAAGGAGAGGGTCGTCATCAGGCTGAGCCTGACGAGCAGTGTCCGCCCCCGTGATTGGCCGTTTCAAACCCGGGCGACACCCCCTCTCCCGCTTCGTATCCTTCACACTCGCGCGCATGAGCTTAAGCCACTTCGCGTACTCTGAGTCTTTGATCACTTCTTGAACTCCAAATGGACCTCAGCCTTCTCCGGCTCCACGGGCACCTCTTTCGGCTCCTCGACGACCGCCTGAGCGACCTTCAATGTCTGCGTAGGAAGGTTTATCGTGATCGAGAACCCGCTCCCTACGGCCGCCGCCTGAGCGACAGTGTCCAACCCGGCGAGTTTCGACAGAGCCAGCAACGCGGCGACTTTGTCCTTGACCGGTGTCGAGTCCTTGAGCATCGACTTATAGACCTCTTTTATCGCGTCTTCAGCCATGAGCTTGGCGCGATTTTGGAACGTCTTCCCCGACTCATACAGCTCGTGCTTTTTCTGCTCCACGGCTGCGACGATCTCCGGCCGGGTCTCGACCTTGGCCCACTCCTCATCGGTGAACCCATACCTCCGGGCAATATCAACCCAGTCCTCCATCCCCGTCGCACACTCTGCGATCAGCCTCGGACTGATGTCAATGACCTTCCCCGGAAGAGCCTCCCCCATTTACTTCTCCGACACCTGCTCGACCGTCCGATCGCGGTGGATGTATCGGTCCATCACCTGCCGAACCAGCTCGTTATATCCGATCCCCTGATCCCGAGCCTCCGTTTTCAGGTCGTTAATCATCTCTTCGGTCATGCGCAAGCAGACCTTCTTATAGCGCTTGTCAGCCATTAGCTGTGCCCTCCGTCTTTCCTATTGATCAGCTCCGCCATCGACACCCTATGCCCGACGACGTTCCCCTCTTCATCCTTAATCTCTTCCGCTCTCTGCTGCTTTGATTTTTCTATCCTCGCAAGCTCCCGCCCCAGCTTATCCAAGCGCAACCGCAAGGGGTCCACCCCCTCCTGCAACAGCACATTCACCCCGGTACACCCATAGACCAGTTGGTCCATCACGTTCGTCGCATCACAGAACTCCTCAATCACACCCATGAGATTCCCCGGAGTGGGGTCATTCGCGGCCTTCGCCGCTGCCATGGAGAGCTCTGCAGCCTCCTCAGCCAGCTTGATTAGCTGGTGATGCTCACCGTAGTGCGTGAAGACCTCCAAGGAGCGCTTGTCCAACTCCTCCACGGCTTCATCAACCTCCGGTCCCGACATCTGTGAAAACAGCACTTGTATCGTCATGTACACCCTCAATTAGCGAAATACCACAGAGAAGCGCGGTAAGTGGCTGGGACGCCCCCCTGTGGTAGAAGTCAGTGTCGGACGCATCGATGGTTGAAGCGGTCATGGATAGCATGACCTAACGAGGTACAGTTCGATTACAGAGCCAAGAGGTCAGGCAAAGCCCTTACGTCCGACACTCGTAGTATATCAAAACTATACGGTTTGTCAATACCTAGACAAGAAAAACCCCCGGTGTACTAGCCGGGGGGTGTGCAGAGGTTACGTTTTTGAACTAACAGTAAGATCCGAGAGTAGCCCAAAGGAGAATGCATGTCAATTGCAAGGAGACCGCCCTCGGAACGGTTAAAGAAACCCCCTACACGACAAGAAGTATAGATTAGATATGGTTGCGTGTCAAGGAGGTCCAAGGAGCGGGGCGCAGCCCCGCATTGAAAAACGGAAAGGTATAGCCTTTTAAAAATTTAGACCGGAATTTTTTTCGGGCGATTTGCTTGCAGGGATTTGCAAAATCGGGCCATAAGGCTGCCAAGGAGGGCAATAGAGAATACCTAAACCCTTTAAAATCAACGGGTTATGAGGGGACTGGATGGAGCGGGTTGTTTGCGGGGGTTTGGCGTTTCGAAAGATTCATTTTGCCGTTTTGAAGGTATAGACCTTTCAAAAATGGGCCTTGTGTGCAGAGGCTGCATTACCTCCCCCTAACCGGACCCTTCCCCCCTCCTTGATACCCCCACCCCCGTCCCCCGAGAGGCTGAGCAGCGCGACGGTGGTGGGTTGCAAAAACCCCCCAGGGGGGTCTCGCATAAGTGAAGGGGTTAAAGTGCCCGACTCTTTCAAACATTCATCGACAGGGCACGAAAGGAAAACAAAATGACAAAATCTAATAAGTCCGCGAACCTCATCAGCATCGAAACGAAAGGGACGGTAACCGTTACGCGCCGTTATGATGGCAACCGCTACAATGACGCCCGTCTACAGGCGTGCGCAAGCGACCTGACTAAGTCGCTCAAAAACCACAAAACCGCGGTGAATGAATTCATCCGCCAAGCGGTGTTTAAGGTGTTATCATCTAAGAATGTCAGCGAGGCGTTCGACTCCCTATACAAAGAAATCGGAGTGAGTTATACACCCGAAATTAAGAAACTGTTCGTTCTTAGTGTCAAGCACTTTAAGGGGCAACTTCCGCCCCAAAGCGAACTCGATGCGCTTGATTGCTACATGTTACTCACACCGCCTTCCAAAAAGACGGCTGAAACGGAGCACGGCAAAATGGCGGTTCTGTCTTTTATCAAAGACAGAATCAATAAATTAAGCAAGTCAAAGAAAGACTATGCAAAGGACGAATCCGATGCATGGACAGTTTGCCTCAATGCGTTAGAGGATAGCCTCAAGAAATAATCGAAAAAATCTAACTGGTGTAATCAACCCCCGAGCGGTTAGCCGCTCGGGGGTTTTTGTCTTTCCGCCCGGCGATTTCCTAATAATGAGGATCCTAAAATCAAAAAATTTTTCATTTTAAAATTTTTTGATGATAGGTCTTTGCACTATATGGGCGGCGTCTGGGTATCCAACGAGCGCGCCTATAGGGTGCGAGGACCAAAAAACGGCAAAATGCCATTTTTAGTGCGTAGCCCTTTGATTTTAAAGGAAACACGCAAAGCATACCACCCCCCAAAAGCGGGGTGGTGTAACCATTGGTGTAGGCTAGTGGCTCCAAAAAGAGGGAGAACTACACCACAAAATGCCGTTTTTTGCAGTGGTGTAACTGTTGGTGTACCTGTTGGCGTAGTGGTTTTTCCAACGTAAGTGATTGATATATAATAATTTTTTTATTTTACTACACCACTACACCACCTTTTTGCATTTTGTGAGCCCCCACGTGGCTTTTCAAACACGTATAAATTCATTTTTTGTGTGTTTGAAAACGCAAAAATAGGGGGGCCCTTCGCGAAAGGTGGTGTAGTGGTGTAGTTGGCGAAAAAATCGCATTTATATCAGCCACTTACGCCCGTTTTTGGGGGTAAACCAACAGTTACACCACTAGCTATTCGTGGCGTACACCACTATTTACGTATACAACTTGCGTCCTTTTTCGACAAGTTGTATAGTATAGCCATGCCACTGCGTTGCCCTGCGCATGCGTATGGCTTTGGAAAATTTCAGGGTAGAGAGGTCACTCATGGATATGCCTTCAGTCTGTTTTTTCGTCGTTATGGGGCTGGCACTTCTAGCCCTGATTGTGTCCCTTGTGGGGATGTTTTGGGAAACAATCGTCTATTGGCGTGACGTGCGCGCATGGCGCGCATGGCAACGCCGGCACCCGCATTCGTGGATTCAGTATCCCGAAGCACCAATTTATTGGTGCAAATACAATAAAAACAGGAAAACTACAAAATAGCATCTTGTAGTTTTCCTAAACTCTAATCTTTTAATTTTTCAAAACAGCATAATCACGGGATGCTGTTTTGATTAAACAAGTCCCCGTGGATATTTAATTGGAGATTACTATGTCCGTTTCTATGAACATTGCTGTTTCTATCGTTAACGATGCGTATGAAAATTACGCGCACTGGCAGAAAGAGAACGACAACTGGGACGCCGATTCCCAGAAAGACGTCGGCGAATGGTACGACCAGACCATCGCCCTATTGGGGGCGGATGTGCCCGATATTGTCGGGCTCAATTCGCAAGAAGTATATAGGGTCATTCACTTCCTGCACGAGCGGGACTGGCACCTCGGAACGGGGCCGATGGAACCCCAATATCCGATTGATGCCTACTTAGCGGATGCCCTCATCCGCTACATTCGATAGGCGGTGCCTATCTCAATGGATCTCTGCGCATGGAGTCCGTGCCCTGCACGGCTCCGGCGCAAATCATGATAGGTCTTCGCCGTATAGGAGCGCAACGCGCTATAGGACGCGGGTCGCCCTTGGCGTTATATAGGCGGAGGCATACATATATATGGGCTATCAGGCGCAGCCCGTATTAGTGAAGGCTGAATGCGCCTGTTATTTATCGCACCGTTATCAGTGCATTCATTTACCTATGGAGGTAGTTATGTTCGAAGAGTACACACGTTGGAATAAGGACCATTCTGCGTCCATTACCGTCCGTTATCAGGAGGACGACATGACCGAAGTCACTCGCGACGCCGCCGATTATTATGGCGTTAAGGTCTATACGACTGTGCCCGATGTGGCTATGTGTTTCTCCAAAGACGGGGGGACATATGATAAGCACGCCATTAACAAGGCTCGCGCAGAGGCTATCGCGCGGGGGGACTACGTGTTCTATCTGTGGTTCGGGAACCACAGTGCGTATGCGTTTGGTATATCGGAGGACATACCTCCGTCCGACTGGGACAGTGGGTGCTGTGGCATCCTTGTCTGTGACAAGGACAAATGGCCCTTCCAGCCGAAGGGGACGGACTCCGTCTTCAAAATGGTAAAAGACGTCTTTGAGGATCGCGTGGAGGCGGTCATGAATGGGTGGGTCTATGAGGCTATCGTGGACTCGGAAGAGGATGGGTGTATAGGGTTCACCGACTGCCTATCGCCTGTAGAGGCAGTGCGCACTGCGCAGGAGGAGTACCCGGAGATTAAATATGAAGAGAGCGACTTCGATGTGGAGTACTCGCTCAAAGGAGATAAGCATGATAACTACTAAGAGCACACCTGTGGTTTGGGACGAAGGTGGATACATCTATGTATCCATTGGTGAGGAAACAGCCAAATTAACGGAACGGCAAGCGGATAACCTGCGGTGGCTGTTGAGTATGGCGCTCAAGTGCGCCAAAGAGGGGCGTATGGGAGACTGGCGCACGGAGGCGGACTATGACAAACCGCAATGACCGCCCATGCTCCCTAATGTTGTGGCATAAGCTCTACAGCGCCATGGGCAATGATGGGGGCCCCTTTCCGGTAGAGAGGCTGGACGCGCTCGTTTCACCCTTCGCCTCGGAGCCTGCGTACTGTAGGTGCAAAGAGAAGAACTGTTTTCACTTGGTCTATAAATTCCCTGACCATTCACTGCTGCATGCGTTCTGCGTCGGTTCGTCCGTTGTGTCTTTTTACGCATATGGACCGTGGGATGGCGGGCGCAAGTCCCTAGATATTAGATGGGGGCCGCACGGGTTCAAGCTCGGCGGTTCTTGGTTCCGTACACAGCATGTGACGAATCAACTAGCGGAGGAGTGGAGTGGCAGATCGAGTTAGAACACTGAGCATCGCCTTCACTGTGCGGAAGGCACTAGCGGAAAAGTTCTTCGGCAAGGGTGTGCCAGTCGAACCGGGGAGGATAGATGCGCTCATCGCACCCCTATCTGTGAGCGTGGACGTGCTCACGTTCGCTGAGTTGGGGTGCGTGGTGCGGGCATACCGATTCTCCGACGGGTCGGTGCTGGAGGTCCACTGCGTGTGTGGGTTGGTGAATTCTCTACACGACTACGACCCCGTTGAACTAGCGCGGCTCATGGACGAGCAGCGCGACACTCTGGTGAGGTACGTATGAAGGAGGATTGGTATATGGACGAGTGCTTAGCGTTCTTCTTATTGGGGCGCTTGGAGGCTATGGGGGATGCACTCTCTAAGCGCCCCGTGGAGGATACCTACAAGATACTCAGGCTGTACACGAAGAAGGAGGTGCGGTACGTGTGCGTCCCCCCGTGGCGGTCGCGGAGGTTCTATCTATTAGATGACTCCAGCATCGTTGTGTATCGCCGTGACGATGGTGCGATGAATTTCTACGGCGAGGATAAACATGGAAGATATAAATAAAGGAGGCAAATATGTATTGGCGTGACCATACCACGTGCGCACGGCACATTATTACGTGCAAGGACTATGCACCGTTTCCGGGGGACTTCGATCGATTTCGATGCATCGTGCCCGGTATCCCTGAAGGGATAGTGATCACCACGAGCCGGGAGGAGTCGGTAGAGTTATCGGACGAAGAGTTCGCAAAATTTCAGGCTCAAGCACCGTGGTTCTTCTTGGAAGAGTTCTGCGTGTATACGAATCGTATAGATGCGAAGTCCGCAACGGACTATTATGTGCTGAAACTCAAATCTAAGCATCGTACCTCACAGGCTGAATGGCTGAGGGATGCCCTTGATAGGATGGTGTCGCAGATGGCGTACGCAATCCGCCCCTCTTCCCTTGCTAAGGGACGGTCTGTGTACTTGTTCAAGCTGCGCCATACTGCGTATCGCACTTTCAGCTGGCTGGCGGCTCGGCGGTTCAGCTTGGATCCCTACTATATCACGGGCGACGACATTGAGCTTCAGCTGATTATGTGGCTTAAGCCCTTCGTTGACTGGCACAAACAGTGGGTCAAGGCTGGGCGCCCACTTAATTTAGATTAAGGAGATACATACATGCATTATGAGAAGTATTGGCTTGAGCCCCGCCACGATGGGCGCAAGTCGTTTTGGAAAAAGGCCTATGTAGAGGTGATGGGCACCACAAAGACACTGTACTCGTATAACACGAGGGTTGTGTCTATTAGGGAGCAGGGCGTGGAGTTCACGCAGGATGCGTGGTACTCGCTGACCACACGTAGGCATGTGCGGGAGTTTTGTCGGCAGGAGAATATCCCTGACCCTTACGATAAGAAGAGGCAGGTATGGTTCACATAAACTTCGGCACCGCTGGGGCCGTGGCATCGGCAGCGAAGATGCTCTCTTCGCGCACATTTTGGCGTGGTGACCATGGGCGGACTATCGCACAGTACCTTGACCTCATGGTGGGGGGTTCGCCATGGGTGAATGAGGCTGGTGCATATGAGCGATGCGATGCCCTGTTCTCTCAGTTGGCGTTATGTGTGCGCACGCCATTGATACCTTGGGGTGGTAGCAAGGAGATCCAATATATCTTTAGCGACTACTCTAGGATACACATGCAGCGCTCTGCCGTGCCTAGTTGGGTGAATGCCCCCAAGGTAGTTATAAGAGTCCCCTTCTAGCACAGCCGTGGTTATGTGTTAGAAGGGTTAAAAATCAAACCACAACATTCATTTGGAGATGAATATGACTATGAGCATGGCTCAAGGTATCTGCGAGGCGCAGGACCGCAATGTGTATGGATATGATGACCTGAAGAAGGTGATTACGTTCTTAGCAGTGTCTGAGGTGTCCTATCTCAGTAAGGAGTATATGGAGAACGGCACATACGAAACTGAGGAAGGGGCAGACATCGACCCTACCACAGAGATTTATCGCCTGCAGGATGATTCATGGATCGGGCTGTGGCGGAAAGACTACAGCGAGTATGCGCCCTATTGCGAGGACTTGACTTACCTTGTTAACGGAGAGTCGTGGATGTTCACGGAGGAGAAAGGGCTATGAGTAGACCTATCATAGATGCGTTCAAGGCTCAACCTATCTATCAGGTGAAAATCGCGCAAGCGCATGACCTCACGTTTGAGATGTTCGCAGAGGCATTCGGTATGCCTCTGGGGCTTATGGTGGGACCGTCAGATTTCGTGCAGTATTACTCAGACTATACGGGTCTTGTGAAGGTGATGCCGGGGGCTCCTTGGACATGCAGACCGTCGGAGGTGCTCGTTCGGTGGTGTCCGTATAAGGACGATGGGGATTGTGGGGAAGCACTCACATTGGACGATGTGTTCCTTCGGTTGCCTGATGACTATGACGGCACACCTGAGATGTGGTTCCGTCTCGCTCTATTGCGGGCGAAGCGCTGTCTTGACCGACTGGTTGATCCTGTGAAGTTCGAAACCTACCGGAACGTCCATATTGAGAATATCCATGGTAGTGCATTCAAGCACGCATGTGCACTGATAGCGAAGTGGACCGAGAAGGACTATCAGAAACGCGTCGATATGACGGCAGGAGATGTAGAAATGAAGCTGTTGCTTACCGTCCAACGGCATCTCACGTGGTTTGACACGTGGAAAAAAGACGGTATGCCGGTTTGCTTCGACGGCATTCATACGAAGCGTGTAGGAGATAAATAAAATGAAAAAATCTAATAAGTTTCAGGATGCAGACGTCTTCACGTCTGCTTACGACAGAATGAATCGCGATACGTTGGAGAGTGTGTCCTATGTGTTCGTTGGGAAAAGGATATCTAACTCGGACCTTCGGGCTATTCTGCCGGGGTTCCCTAAAGGGTTTCACTTCACTCTCGGATTGGGCTGTGTACAAGCGAATATGCGGCTCGTGGATCGGCACATTATCCCTGTCCGTCGGGGCATGAGACCGGGCTTGACGATTGTCCCTACCCTCCGCTATGGGGGTGCGGCATCGATGTTTGGTGATTCGCAGCGTGTTTATCCCTTGGATGAATGCATGCGTGTTGTCTGTGTGGAGGACATCCAAGGATGGTATCGGGGGCTGATGCGGAGCATGTATCTCGGGGCATACCACAATATGGCGGGGAAGGTGACGATGGCGCCTTCCTTGGTGAATGTCGTTGCTTGTGGGTTGGCTGCGAAAGAGGTCAAGAAGGAGATTGTTCAGAAGTGTAAGGCGATGGGGAAGACCCTGAGCGAGGTCAATTCGTTCGAGCTATGGCACGTTAAGGAGCAGACACGTCGCATGGAGGCGTTCCTCCCGGCGCGCTTCGAGACTCAGGCTCTGCTGATTGTGCAGAAGTTCATTGACTGGTATGACGCATGGGAAGCCGATGGGAGTCCCGTGTTGGAGGTGTGATATGTATGTAAATTCCCTTTCTCCGGATTACGACGTGTGCAATATGAGCCGATTGGGTATGTGCACGCTGGTCGAAGCATTATCAAGTTGGAATGGCAAGAGCGTCTGCAATCGTGCTTTGCGGTCGCTGTTTGCCGGCATGCCGAAGAAGTTCTGGTTCCGTATAGATACCCGATGCGTAAGTGCGTTTAATATTGGCCCCTTCCTGCCCGTAGGTGCGTGCATATCTGCATGGCTCATGTATGGTCACAGTGGTCCGCAGAAGGGACTATCGAAGGTGTTCCCCATTGATGCTTTCGGGCATGCATTCATTACAGGTACGTATTATGAGTGGCTCCGCTCGTTGATGCGTGGGCTGGGGTCTCAGCTCAAGCATGACATTACTTTGGGCGGGGTTTCGCTTACGGAGTGGAATCTTGTTAACCACATCGCATATGTCCTTGCTCGGGAGAACATCAGGGAGGATGCGAAGTCTTGGGATGAGTACCAACAGATTGAAGGAGTAGCCGCTGGGAATCCTTACACTTATAAAGGATATGAGCTGAAGGCCCTTTGTGTGGCTCAGCAATTTATTGATTGGTATGACGGATGGGTGGCGCAAGGGCTGCCTGTCGATGGAGAAAAGGTATGAGCAGAATCAAATCGTTAGGGGAGATACTCGAAGATATGTGGTGCGCAGACAGCAGCATGCCTGTGAGTTCGTTCCACATCCTCTGCGAGGCTTTGTATGTGGACTGTAGTACAGACTACTATATGGGTCACGTTTGCATTAGTGATCGCGATGAGTATGGGCGTGAAATCTCCCGCCCTTCGTTGGTGGGGTATGATGTTACGTATTATTGGTTCCATGATGGGAGTGCGGTTATGGTAGATGA